ACATTTGAAGATAGTTCAACAGTAAAACTTACAGAACATTCTAAGTTAGTTATAGATGAGTATATCTATGACCCTGACCCATCTAAGTCTAAGATGGCATTAAAGTTTGCTAGTGGTACAGCAAGGTTTATTACAGGCAAATTTAATAATAAAAGCAACATACTAATACAGACTCCTACTGCTGATATAGCTATACGTGGTACTGATTTTACGTGTACTGTAGATGAGTTAGGTAGAAGTCTTGTAATACTTTTACCTGATGAGAATGGTATATCTAGTGGAGAGATAGTTGTATCTACAGGTATGGGTAGTGTTACTTTAAATAAACCTTATCAAGCTACTACTGTGTCGGTGTTTGAAAGTAATCCTAGTACACCTGTGCAGTTGGATATTACATTAGAGTTAATAGATAACATGTTGATAGTGTCACCTCCTGAACAAACAGAAGAGTCATTAGAACAAGCACAGAGCAGAACTAATGTAGATTATTTAGAGTTTGATGATTTAGATATTGACTATCTTAATGAAGATTTTCTTGATGCAGAAGAAAATTTAGAGTTTACAGAGTTAGATATTAATTATTTAGACGTAAATTTTTTAGAGGATTTACTAGATGTATTAGATTCTTTAGAGATAAAAAAAGAAGAAGATGAATTAAAACAAGGTGGTGCTGGTATAAATATTGCCGGTACAACTATAGGACAAGATAAGAAAACTCAGATAACTACTATAGTATCAGGACAAAATATAAGTATGATAAGAGCAGTAAACCAAAGTGCAAGGTTAGATTTAGATGGCTCTAATAGTTATACAATAATATTAATACAAGATGGTGTATCTAATACAGTGAAAGTAAATGGTGGCTCATCTACCACAATAAAAATTAAACAAGGTTCTGGATGAAAAAAAGTATTTTATTTATATGTTTGTTCCTAGCATTAGGCACAACATATGTTTATCAGCCTACACCTTATGAGATATTAAAACTTAAAACATTTGATTCATTAGTGCCAGAAAAAAAACCTTCTGGTAATTTTGTAATACTTAATATAACTGAAGAAGATATAGCTAATGAAGGTGGCTATCCTTTATCAAGACAAACATTAGCACAGATACAAATAAATTTATTACGTAAAGGTGCTATGGGTATAGGTTGGGTGATAGCTTTTCCACAACCTGATAGGTTTGGTGGTGACTTTGAGTTTGCACAAGCACTATCTTTTGGACCTAGTGTATTGGCTATGTTTGAGGGCAAAGGTGACTATCCTCCTACTACTGGCACAGTTATATTAGGGGATGACAATGGGGGAATGATGGCTTCAGGTGTTATCCAAAATATAAAGTTGTTTAAACAGTCTGCGCAGCAGGGGCTGGCTGTAGCCCGGACTGATGCAGATAATTTAATTCGTAGGCTGCCTTTACTTATGCGTACTCCTGATGGTTGGACACCGACATATGGCACAGAAGTTTTAAAAGTATTAGCTGGTGCTGATACATATGTAATTAAAACAAATGATAATGGATTAGAAGAAGTTAGGGTAAAAGGATTGCCAGCAGTACCAGTAGATTCTTTAGGAAGAAAATGGATTAGTTGGGTTGATACTCCACAAACAAATCTTGCAGAAATGGATGTAGAAAATAAATTTGTTTTTATAGGATTTACAGCAAAAGGTATCATGCCACAATTAGCTACACCCGCAGGTTTGTTAGAGCCACATAAAATACAAACAGCTTTAGCAGAATCTATATTGATACAAGATAGTCCTTACATACCTGACTATGCTTTAGCATTAGAGATATTAATCTTTTTATTTACAGTAGTATTTGTTTGGCTTGTATTAAACGTATTTGGTATAACCTACGGGTTAGTATTCTTTGCTGTTGTGTTTGCTTCTACTGCTTATTATGGCGTAACTACGATACAAAAAGGTGTACTAATAGATGTTACTTGGGCATTAATATCACAGTTTATTACTGCAAGTGTTGCTTTTTATGTAAGATTTAGAGAGCAATATAAACTTAGACAACAAATTAAAAAACAATTTGAACATTACTTAGACCCAAGACAAGTAAAACAACTACAAAAAAATCCAGATTTATTAAAGTTAGGTGGAGAAAAACGATATGCTACTTTTTTATTTACTGATGTAAGAGGATTTACTTCCATGTCAGAGAACCTAGAGCCTGAACAAGTAACTTATATTATGAATAAAGCATTAACTGTTCAGCAAAGTGCAGTGCAAAAACATGGTGGTATGGTAGATAAATATATAGGTGATGCAATGATGGCAATATTTAATGCACCTTTAGACCTACCAGCACATGAAAATAAAGCTATAGATTGTGCTGTGGATATGCAGCGTGATATGGAAAGTTTAAATGATGAGTTAGTGGACCGGGGTATACCGGGTGTTGCTATAGGTATTGGAATAAATACAGGCTACGCAGTTATTGGAAACATGGGTAGCGAGCAAAGGTTTGACTATACAGCGATAGGTGATGCTGTAAATGTAGGTGCTAGATTAGAAAGTGGCACAAAAGATGCTGGTGTTGATATACTTATAGGGTATGACACTGCTATTAAGAGTGATTACATATTAAAAAAACTAGAACCTTTAGAAGTAAAAGGTAAGGAGAAACCGCTAGATGTTTACACACTTTAGAAATTCGCTTCGCCCGCAGCTGCTGCTGAATTATGATGTTTAAAATTAGTGTCGGACTCGCAATCGCTTTGGTTATGTCTGGTATATGGATATGGAGTTTAAACGGCACGATAAGCCAGCTTCAGGCAAACCAGATAGTTTTAGAAACTGAAGTCACCAGACAGAACGAACAAATAAAAAAGAACTTGGAACAACAAGCACAGACTTATGCGCAGATAGACAGTCTTACTAAGAAGAATCAGGAGTCCATGCGTGAAGTAAACGCACTCAAGCAGACATTCGCTAAGCATGACTTGGATAATCTTGCCCTAGCAAAACCTAAGATGATTGAAACTAGAGTCAACAGAGCGAGCAAAAGGGTGTTCGATGATTTAGTTAGTATAACTAACCCAAACCAATTTGATAAAACAGATGAAGAAACTAGCAATACTGATTAGCTTTTGCCTGTTGGCAAGCGGATGTACGTTGATGAGACAGGCAGTCAAGCCTATAGAAGTAGTCAACATAGAAGAAAGACCGCCCATGTTTCACCCACCATTGCCTGTGGAAATGCAGATGGTAGAGTTTGATTGGGAGGTTCTAACGCCCGAAATCATGCAAGAGTACCTCGCCCTTGTCGAAGAAGGTAAAGCACCTAGACAGGCTTATTATGCGCTTACAACGAAGGATTATGAGAACATCAGCAACAACATGGCTGAGATAAAGAGATACACAAGGGATATCCTTGCCATCGTAGAATACTACAGAGACTTAGACGAGTAGTCTAAGCCTTGTCAAAGATATCTTTAATGCCTAATGCCCTTCTTGATTTGGGGTCAGTTACCGAGGTAGATACGTTGTAAGGATTTGACATTTTATATTTAGCATCCAAAAAGTTTCGTACCTTTTCTGAATATCCTAGAGTATCATCCCAAGCATCACTCTTTCTTTCTCTTTGTAGTTCTTCTTTTTCTTGATGTGCGAGGTATGCGTATGCCTCATCAGGTGCTGATACTGTACTCATAAATACTTCTCCGGCACTTGTTATCGCACTTGTTGTAAGAGGATACCAAGACGACCTTAAAAGAGGTGCGGTGGATGTACTCAAAGTGATATGTTCTTTTAGCCTTTTGCAATTAGCACATTCATCTTTCTTTATATATTGTCTGCGACTTATATTTCCTAGTTCAAAGATATGCCTTTCATTGGTTTCTTTATCTTTGCCTTTACTGTTGAACAAAGGCTGATACCTATCTATCAATACCGCCTCCCAATACTTACGTCTATGTTCTGCGCATGGCAATATTCTTATCGTATCAAATCTTTTTTTTGTATCTTTTACGTGTGCGCCTAGACGACTGTAAGGATTCTTACTTTCACCAACGTAAACTACAACCCCTTCAAGTATCAGGATATAAACGGCAGACTCAATTACGTTTAAACATTGCCTCCTAATAGTTACTCTGTTCTCCATATCCTGTAACCATTAGGAGAAGGTTCTTCGGTCTTTCTTACTGTAACTGACCAACCCAAACGTATCATTGCATGTCTATATCTTTCAGCATCTTTTTTTGTGTTGACCCATATAGAGTCACCCACTTCCATCTTCTCAATGTCTTTTCTAGTTTCTGACCTTGCTTTTTGTATTGGTATATCTTTATCTATTTTCATTTGTTTTCCTACTGCTTGCATAAATTCGTTTATATGCTCAGTTAATTTTGTTTGTCCTTCTTTGTTTTCTTTTAAATCTTTACGACTCAAAACACCACAGACATTTCTGATTACCTCAGATGCATATGTCTCATCGTTTTCTTCTGACTCATCCACAGAATACAACTGACTCCATCGTTCAGAGTTTAAACGTACCCAACTTATGTAGCTGGGGTCACGGCATATCAAACATGCTCGTTTAAATGCACGTTCTCCTATGGTTACTTCTTCCGGTATCACAGGATAATCAGTTTCATCTTCCATCCTGACAATACCCAACATGTATCTAGCACCTATAGCACTCACAGATAATTCTTGCGTTAATAACTTAGGCACATCATCAGGATGTATAAGGAAAGAAACTACTGTACCCTCCCTCGTCTGCCTGTATGCGTGTTTCTTTGCCTCAACACCTTGTAAGGCTTTCTCAAGTACATCTTTACTTACTGTCACATTGCACTCCTATA